GACTGATGGCGACCGTGACGGTCCGCGTGGTGTCGAATCGGCTGCCGGCCATCAGCGCGCAGCTGCGGCCGCTCGTGGCGAATGAGGTCAAGCGGGCCACGCTCGACATCGAGGCGCGGGCGAAGGCCGTGGTCGCGGTGGACACCGGCACGCTCCGCCGCTCGATCACGTCCGTCATCAGCAACGGCGGCCTGACCGGCACCGTCGGCCCGTCGGTTTTCTACGGCAAGTTCATCGAGTTCGGGACGCGGCGCATGGGCGCGCGGCCGTTCATGCGGCCTGCTGCACACGCGGTGCTGCCGAAGTTCGCCCAGGCCGTCGCGGCGGCGCTGCGGGGGCTGCGGTGATCGAGGGGCGGCGTGCGGCGGCGTTCGTCTACGCGACCCTGGCGGCCGACACGGGCACGGGGGGCGTCTCCGCGCTGCTCGGCGCCCGCATCTACAGCCAGCGAGCGCCGCAGAGCGTCACCCTCCCGTGCTGCGTGATCCAGATGGTAAGCGCCGTGCCGACCAACACCATCGGCGGCCGGCGGGTCTTCAAGGACGTCCTCGTTGACGTCCACCTGATTGCGGACGGGGCCAGCATGGACGCCCTGACGACGATAGCCGACCGCGTTGACCAGGTGCTCCAGAACGCGGGCGGGGCCAGCGGCAGCGCCACGGTGGTGGAACTGGTGCAGGACTCGGAGCGCGAATACACCGAGGACGACGCGGGCAGGGTCTACATGCACAGCGTCCAGACGTACCGCTGCGCGGTGCACGCATAAGGAAGGGGTGATATCGTGGCCGACCGGATGCTAGTCAGCGAGGTTCAGCAGATCGGGATTGAGTCCGTCGCAGGGACGGGCGTGACGCCTACTATCCAGTTCGCCGGGCTGAACATCGACCTTGACACCGCCGCCGAGTTTGACGAATTCAAGCCGATGGGCCAGTTGGTCGGGTCCATCGTGGCCCCGCGTCGCGAGTGGGCGACCGGCTCGCTGTCTGGCTTCCCGACGTACAACGAGCTTCCCTACGTGCTGTCGAACCTGTTCGGCGCTGCGACCATCACGACGCCGTCAGGTGCGACGCTGGCGCGGCAGTGGGTCTGGACGCCATCGCCGACCACGCCGTGGACGCCGAAGACCTGGACGATCCGCCGGGGCGTCTCGGGTGGGACGGCTGAAGAGGCGAACTACGGGCTGCTCTCCGGGCTGAATCTCGGATTCTCGCGGACGGCCGCGCCGACCATCGGCGGCGACCTGTTCGCGCGGCGGCTGGACTACACGGCGGCGGTCGTGGCGGCGACGGGCGTGACGACCCCATCGGTGCAGCCGATCCTGCCTGACCAGATCGACCTGTTCATGGACACCAGCGGGGCCGGGCTGGGCGGCACCCAGCTGACGCGAGACTTCAGCTTCGAGTGGGCCATCAGCGGGCTGTTCGGCAACATCTGGCCGATGAACTCGTCGCTGACGTCGTTCGCGGCGCACAGCGTCCAGGCTCCCGACGCGAGCGCCACGCTGCAGCTCGGGAACGACTCTGTAGGAACCGGGCTCATCACGAACCTGCGGGCCGGCTCTTCGACGTTCGTCAGGCTCCGTGCGCGCGGGCTGGCCGACAGCATCGAGAGCGGGCAGCGCTACTCGCTGACCATCGACACGGCGCTGAAGGTGATGGACGCGCCATCGCGCGGCGATGTTGAGGGGCTGTCTACCCTGGAGTGGTCGTTCAGGAACGTCTATGACGCGACCTGGGCCAAGTGGTGCCAGATCACGCTGGTGACGACGGTCACGGGTCTGTAATCGACGGCGGGGGCCGGCAGCGGCCCCCGCGTTCCCCTGGAGGCATCGTGCCGATCCGACTTTCCGCGCTGGTGTCCGACCGGCGCACGTTGACGGTCCCGTTCGGGGACGACTCGCTGAGCCTGACCTATCGCCCGTCGTCGGTCAACGCGACGCAGGAGGCGCGCGAGCTCGCGGAGCGCGCGAAGGGCGAGCACCTGAAGGCGCAGGCCACCAGCCTGGCCGAGATCATCACGTCGTGGGACGTGCTGGGGGATGACGGCAAGCCGCTGGCGCCGACCGCTGAAGTGATCGGCGGGCTTGGCCTGGAGGTCACGACGCGACTGATGCGGGCGATCCTGGCGGATCTACTCCCAAACCTGACGACGGGCGGCAACTCGCCCAATGGCTCGGCAGCGGCGGGAAGCTAGGGAGTTGCCCGGAGTGGTACGCCGTGGTGCAGGCCGCCGACCGGTTCCACGTCCCGCCCTGGGAGTTGCTGGGGCGGGGCAGCGCGTGGGTCGAGCTTGCGCTGCTGACGCTGAACGCGGAGCGGCAGGGCGAGGCCGAGCAGCAGCGGCGCGCGGAGCGGCAGCAGCGGATGGCGCGGCAGATGGGCAGGTAGCACGATGGCGATGACGGTCAGCGAGCTGCAGGTAGTCGTCGGCGCCGACACGAAGGGCGCCGAGTCGGCGCTGTCGTCGCTCGGGTCTAAGGTTGGCAGCGTCGGCAGCAGCATTGCCACGGCGTTCGGCGGGGCTGCGCTGGCCGGCATCGCCGGGCTGACGGCCGGGCTGGGTGCGGCTGTGGCGGCCGCCACGTCATTCGAGAGCCAGATGAGCGCCGTCAAAGCCGTCAGCGGGGCTACCGCTGGCGAGATGGCCCAGTTGCAGGGGCTGGCACTCAAGCTCGGGGCTGACACGTCGTTCTCCGCGAAGGAGGCGGCGAAGGGCATCGAGGAACTGGTCAAGGCCGGCATCAGCATCGGCGACGTGATGAGCGGCGCCGCGTCTGCGTCGCTGTCGCTGGCTGCTGCCGGTGCCATCAGCGTGGGCGATGCTGCCGAGATCGCGGCGAACGCGATGAACCAGTTCGGGTTGCAGGGCAAGGATCTCGCGGGGGTCGCGGACCTGATCGCGGGGGCGGCGAACGCCAGCGCCATCGACGTGGGGGACTTCAAGTTCTCGCTGGCGGCCGTGGGCGCGGTGGCGAACACGGTCGGATTCAGCTTCAAGGACACGGCCACGGCCATCGCGCTGCTCGGGCAGGCGGGCATCAAGGGCAGCGACGCTGGAACGTCACTCAAGACGATGCTGATGAGCCTGCAGCCGCAGACGAAGGCGCAGATAGCGCTTTTCCGTGAGTTGGGTCTGCTGACGAAGGACGGCGGGAATGCGTTCTTCGACGCCAGCGGCAAGGTCAAGGGCATGGCAGAGGTCGCGGGCACGCTGCAGAACGCCCTGAAGGGGATGACCCAGCAGCAGAAGTTGGCGACCCTTGAGACCATCTTCGGATCGGACGCCATCCGGGCGGCGGCGGTGTTCGCCAACGAGGGCGCTGACGGCTTCAACGAGATGGCTGCAGCGATGGGCAAGGTCACGGCCGACGAGGTAGCGAAAGAGCGCCTGAACAACCTGAAGGGCAGCGTCGAGCAGTTGACGGGCAGCCTGGAGACGGCGGCTATCAGCGTCGGGCTGAAGCTGACGCCGATGCTGAAGGGTTTGGTTGACGCGGCCACGGCGCTGGTGAACGATGCGACGCCAGGAATCGAGGCGTTCGCGGAACGCCTCACGGCGGCGTTCGAGACGGCTAAGAATGCTCTTTCGGATGTCTACACCATCTTTACCGAAAAAGCCACAGACGGGGCGCTTGAGGGACTTCTCAGCAACCTGGGGCTCAGTGAGGCAAACGTCATTGCGATAACGGAAACCATCGGCCAGATCGGGGACGCCTGGCGCACCGTCAAGCAAGTGTTCGGTGAGGGATGGGAGCCGTCCGCGCAGGTCGAGCCCTTGGCGCTCGCGGCCGGCAATGCGGCGACGAAGGTAAAGGAGCTCGGGGGGGCGCTTGGCACCGTTGCCACGAAGGCGTCCGAGATGGGGACCGGCGAGAGCTTTGGCCGCGCCGTGGCCACTCTGGGCGAGTCGGCCAAAAACGCGAGCGACCGTCTGGGGGAGTTGGGCACGGCCATCGGCCTGCTCAATGACGCGAGCGGGGGGACATCCAGCAAGCTGGACGCAATGGCCCTGGGCATTCGGACGCTGGGGACGGTGGCGGAACTCGGCGCGCTGAACTTGAAGTTCCTGATTGACACGACGATCACGGCAGGAACGGTGGCCGTCAACTCGGCAACGCTGTTCGGGAGCCTCGGAGTGGCGCTGGCGAAACTGGCGACTGGCGACGTCCCCGGCTATGAGGCGGCGATGAAGCGCGCCGGACAGGCGATGCTCGACAACGCCACTGTGATCGAAGGCTGGAAGACTCGCACCACCGCAACCGTCAGCGAGGGTGCAAATTCCATCGGCACTCTGATCGAGCAGGGGACAACGCGGGCACGCAACGCCACAGACATCAACATGAACGACGCCGCCGCGATCACTGGCACGTCGTCTCTACTCATCAGGAACCTGCTGGAGACGAACACTGCCGACGCTGCGACGGCCGTAGACACGAATATGGCCCAGGTGGCGACCGCGACCGAGACGAACATGGGAGCGGCGGTGACGGCGGTGGAGGCCGCCGGCCCGCAGATGGCCGCTGCAGCCGAGAGTGCGGCGTCCGGGGCGGTATCCGCCGTCGAGGGGCAGGCAGGGCCGGCGTCGGCCGCAGGCCGCTCGGTGGGCGACTCCATCGGCTCGGGGCTGGTGGCTGGCATCAAGTCGTGGCTCGGCTCGGTGATCGCGGCGGGCGCCGAGTTGGCTGCCGCAGCCGTTGGCGCAGCGCGCGGGCCTGAGGGGGCCGACGCGCACTCGCCGTCCCGCAAGATGATCGAGCTTGGCAAGGACATGACGGCCGGCCTGGAGCAGGGGCTGTCTGAATCCGGCGTCGGCGCCGCGATGGTCGCCCAGATCCGCGACATGATGGCCGCCGCTCGCGAGTACGTGCCGGTCGCCGGCGAGATCAAGCGCGTTGAGGGCGAGATCAGCCAGATCCGCGAGCGGGCGCAGACGGAGGCGCTGTTCAGGGCCAAGGAGATGGTCGTCATCGACTCCGAGTCCCTGCGGCTGAAGCAGGCGCAGGTCAGCCTAGAGCGCGACCTGCTGCCGCTGCGCCAGGACCTCGCCCGGGCGACGCGGGAAATCTCGGACATCGAGCGCGGCAGCCTGACCGAGCGAACCGGCCTGATCGAGATGGACGGCGAGCGCAAGAAGCTGCGGCTGCAGCAGATCGACCTTGAGAAGCAGCTGATCGGCCTGGACAGCGGCTCTAAGAAGGCGAAGGCTATTCAGGAGCAGATCGACAAACTTCGCGACCAGGACCGGGCGCTGGCGCTGGAGGCCGAGCG